TCCACTAGGTCAGGACTTGTATTATAACAACCTGAACTACTCGCTTAACTTTGGGAATGACGTTAGTTCGCTCTTGTTATTTCCAATTACAAACGGGCTGTTTAATACGTACTACTTCAACTACCTAAACAACCTGTACGATCGTAAAAACAGACTTACATATGTCAAAACGGTTTTGCCTATTTCGATTTTAACCGCTCTGAAACTAAACGACCGTTTAATTATTCGTGATAAGCGTTACATAATCAATGAAATGAAATCCGACCTAACAAGTGGTGTCGTTGAATTTACGCTGTTGAATGATTTACGGGATGCTTGTGGAAATAATACATTCAGAGCCGAAAACGTAGGGGGTACGGTTGATGTGAATATAACACTACCTAACGGAGTTTCAAGCGTTTTTGTAGACGATACAGGAACAGGATGCACGGCAGCACCTGACACATTCACAGCGGACGGGGTTTGTACAATCACAGTGCCAGCCAACGCTTTACCAATTTATTTGCGTGTTACAGAAGATGGAACGGCACGAATCCAGGAAGAAGGTGAGCAGCACAGAAACGAAGAAGGGGATAACCTGAACTACTTAATCCCTGTTACATACACCTATACAAACGGGGACACTTATACTTGTTATATTATAATCTCACAATATGATTAATATTCTTTTAGAAATACTCGCTTTGGATGATTGGCACGGAAAGAGCGCACACATCGACTTTGCAAAAGGGAGCCACAAATACAACACGACTGCAAAGGAAATCTACAAACAAAAGGTGCGTAAAATGCACGCTAAAAAGTACGCGTAATGGCTGATAAAAGAGTAATCGAATTAGAGGTTAAAGACAACCTGAAATCTGTTAAACAACAATTTGCAGAGGCTAAAAAGGAGTTGCAACAAATGGCAGCCGCTTACGGTGAATCTTCTTCACAAGCTATTGCAGCGGCTAAACGTGCAGCGGAATTAAAAGATATCATCGATGATACAGGCGAAGCAATTAAGAACTTACAAGGTGGTGGAGCATTCACTGCTTTAGGTTCATCATTGACAGCGACGGCATCTGGTTTCAGTGCTGTACAAGGTGCTTTAGGTTTGGTTGGTGTTGAGGGTGGCAAAGTAGAGGAAGCCATGCTCAAGGTTCAATCTGCAATGGCATTGGCTCAAGGGTTGCAGGGATTGGAGGATGCAGGGCGCTCATTCAAAGCGTTGGGTGCTGTTGCTATGGAAACTTTCAAAGGTATAAAAGGCGCGTTACTTGCAACAGGTATCGGTATTTTTATTGCAGCACTTGGAACGCTTGCGGCTAACTGGGAGAGTATTTCAGAGGCGGTTGGGCTTACAAACAAAAGACAAGAAGCACTAAACGAAACTTTAGAAGATTATCGAAAAGGCGCGCAGGATGCTATTCAGAAAACGCAAAAGGTCAAGAGTGCTTTTGATCTAGCGCGTTCTGGTGTAATTTCAAAAGAGGAAGCGTTAAAAACCTACAACGATACGTTAGGGGATTCACTTGGAAAAGCTAAGTCATTAGACGAAGCGGAAAGGTTATACGCGTCTAAATGGCAGGCTTACGTAAAAGCACAAGCATTAAAAGCACAGGCTAACGCTTTATTTGCCAAGAGTGCCGAGGAAATGTCGAAAAAGTACACGGCATCTCAAGAGGATAACACTACTTTCATGGATAAGATAACGGCATCGTTTCAAATATCAATGGGTAACGTTGATGAAGCAATGACGGGAATCGTTAAAAAGAATAAACAACGAACTAAAGAAGTACAAAAGGAATACGAAAAAAACGCCAAGTTTAATGAAAAGATAGCGGGCGAACTTTTAAAGCAAGCCGAGCAAATTGAAAACCAAAATGATATCGCGGGAGAATCGGCACAAGAAATGGCTGAAAAGCAACGTGAAGCAGCCAACAAAGCAGCAGAAGCACGACGTGAAGCACTAGAGAAAATACGACAAGCAGAACAGGATTATGCAGATAGCAAACTAACAGCGGACGAATTAGAGATAAAACGCACGGAAGAAAAGTATGCTGAACTAATCAAACTAGCAAAGAAGTACGGACAAGACACGGCTATTCTAGAGCAAGCCCGACAAGATGCGCTGTTTAACATTCGCCAAGAAGCACTACGCAAAGAGAATGAAGAAATGCGTGCAGATATTGACGCGCTCAAAAACCGCAATACAGAGACTAAAACGATTGAGATTAAGCAGAACGACGATATGCAGAAAATCAATCAAGCGGGGATTGATGTGTACATGGCTGCAAAGCGTAAAAAAGCTGAGGAAGAAAAAGCGTTAGACGATGCGCGCAAAGCAAGGGAAGAACAAAGCATTCAGGCAGCGTACAACGTTCTAAACACTATTGCAAACCTTTCTGAATTATTTGCGGGTAAATCGCGCAAATCTCAAGAGCGCGCGTTTAAAATACAAAAGGCTGTTAGTATTTCCACCGCTTTGATTGACACTTACAAAAGTGCAACAAGCGCATACCAATCTTTGGCGGGTGTTCCAGTAGTTGGGCCAGCTCTAGGTATTGCTGCGGCTGCTGCTGCTGTTACGGCTGGTTTAGCAAACGTTAAAAAGATTGCAGCGCAAAAGTTCGACGGGGGCGGTGGTGCTATGTCAGCAAGCGCATCGAGTGGTGGCGGTGGCGGTTCAACGGGAGCGGGAAGTATTACGCCATCTTTCAACTTAGTTGGTCAAGGTAGCGAAAACCCGCTTAAACAATTCGACGTTCAGCAACCTGTAAAGGCTTATGTAGTGAGTAACGACGTAACGAGCCAACAAGCACTTGATCGAAACATTGTCAAGAATGCCACATTTGGATAACATACAAAACAGTAATAACCAACTTTTAAAAGAAAAATATCATGAAGAATTTACCAGAAGTTGAATTGACGATTGAAGATTTTGAAAAGGATGGTGTTTTTGCAATTAGCCTTGTGAAAAATCCAGCTATTCAGGAGAACTTCATTGCGCTTTCAGAACATAAAATCGAGTTAAAAGTAACGGACGAGGAAAAACGCGAGGTGGTAGGATATGCTTTAATCCCTGATAAACGCATTTATCGTAAAATGCAAGATAAGGAGTTTAACATCTACTTCACAGGTGACACGGTAAAACTAGCGGCTGAACTATTTATGAAGCGACTGAACCTTAACAACGTTACAAGCGAACATGAAAAGCCTGTGAGCGGTGTGAGTGTTATAGAATCTTGGATGACAGAAGATGTCAAAAACGACAAGATCAATATGTACGGAATCGAACCAATCAAGGACGGTTGGGCGGTTAAAATGAAGTTGTACAATGATGACGAATGGAACAAAGTAAAAGCTGGTGACTATTCAGGATTTTCAATCGAGGCTATGTTTTCGGGATTAGAGAAGCTGTTCAAAGCATCGGACGAAAACGACATCATTAAGCAACTAGAAGAAGTAATTCAAAACAACAAATAATATGGCTAAAAAGAAAAGCACAAGCCCCGAAGGTGGTAAGCGTGGATGTCTTGGAGCAGATGGCACTTACAGCATTGAAAACTGTAAAGGCGAAACGCAAAACCAAGGGATCGGTTCAACGACAGGGCAAAGAGTGTCGAACGTTACGAACACAAATACCGAGCGTGTATTGATTCGTACAAGCAACTAAAAAACATACATTTTACAAATCCTAAATTTTAATTGTATGAAAGAACAAATTAACAACATTTTGAAAGCAGTAGGGCTAAAGGCTGTTGAGGTCAAGTTAGCCCAAATGGTTTTGCAAGATGGTGTAACAACAATCGAAGCGGAATCTTTCGAGGCAGGTATGCAAGTTGCTATCGCTACAGACGGTGGTACTGTTGCTTTACCTGTTGGAGAGTACACCCTTGAAGATGGGCGCATCTTGATTGTCGAGCAGGAAGGAATCATTGCCGAAATCAAAGAAGCGGAAGCACCTGAACAAGAAGTAGAGGTTGAGGTTGAATCACCAGAAGCTATGCCAACTGAAATGGAGCAAGCCGCTCCTAAGAAAACTGTTGAATCTGTGGTTAAAGAAACGTATTTCAGTGCTGAAGAAGTGGAAACTTTGAAAGCCGAAATCGAATCTTTAAAATCACAAATTCAAGAACTTAAAGAGCAAAAGCCTGTTCAACTTTCTACGGAAAGCGATGAGCCTGCTGCTGCTCCTATTGTTCACAACCCTGAAAACGAAACGAAGTCAGAGGGCTTCACATGGGGTGCGAAAGGCGCGCCTTCAATTACACAATCAATTTATTCAATCTTAAACAAATAAAAATGGCTACGGTTACATCTATCACTACAAGTTATGCGGGAGAATCGGCAGGCAAATACATTGCTGCTGCATTGCTTTCTGCTCCAACTATTTCTAAAAACCTTATCACGGTTAAACCAAACATTAAGTACAAGCAAGTTGTAAAGACTTTGTCAACTGACGATATCTTGAAAAACGCTACTTGTGACTTTACTGCTACTTCAACTATCACAATTGCAGAGCGCGTATTGCAACCTGAAGAGTTCCAAGTTAATTTGGAATTGTGCAAGCAAGACTTTGTCAGCGATTGGAATAGCATTGAAATGGGTTATTCTGCTTTCGATCAACTACCAAAATCTTTTGCTGATTTCTTGTTGGCTTACGTTGCTGAAAAAGTAGCGGCTAAAAATGAAACAAACATCTGGACTGGTGTTAATGCTAACGCTGGTGAATTTGACGGTTTCGCTACATTGATTGCATTAGACGCTAACTTGCCAGCTGCACAAGAAATTGCAGCAGTAGGTGGTGGTGTACTTTCTACAAACGTAGTTGCAGAACTTGGTAAAATCGTTGATGCTTTGCCGTCTCGTTTGTACGGTAAAGAAGGTTTGACTTTGTACGTATCACAAAACATTTACAAAGCGTATGTGCGTGCTTTGGGCGGTTTCGCTGCTTCTGGAGTAGGTGCTAACGGTACAAACAACCAAGGGACACAATGGTACTCAATGGGAAGCGGTTTGTCTTTCGACGGTATTCCTGTTGAAATGGCAAACGGTCTTGCATCTAACACTGCAATGTTGACTACAAAAGATAACTTGTGGTTTGGAACTTCTTTGCTTTCGGATCACCAAGAAGTGAAAATCATTGATATGTCAGAAATCGACGGATCTCAGAATTGCCGCGTAATTATGCGTCTAACCGCTGGTGTTCAGTACGGTTTTGCAGGTGACATCGTAACTTACGGAATCACTAACGGGGCTAACTAATAACTAGCGTAAAAATAAGCGGGGAGGGCGGTTAATTTCTCCCTCCCTTTTTTATAACATTTAAATTTAAAAGATATGGCTTGCGATATTGCAAACGGTAGAGCAGAATCCTGCAAAGACAGTGTTTCGGGATTAGATGCTATCTACTTCATTAACTACGGAGCATACGATCCAGAAGCGGACATAACGTATGACGTAACTAATACAGACTTAATCACAGATGTTGCTTCTGTTACTTCTTTGTATAAGTACGAATTGAAAGGAGCTAACTCATTTGAGCAAACAATCCAAACTTCGCGCGATAACGGAACTACATTCGTTGAACAGGTACTTACTATTCAGTTAAAGAAACAAGACGTTGCTACACATAAAACAGTGAAATTGTTGGCTTATGGACGTCCACACATCGTTGTTAAGACACGTACTAACCAATTCTTTTTGATGGGATTGGAGCGCGGTTCTGACATGACAGCGGGTACAATTTCAAGTGGTACTGCAATGGGTGACTTTAACGGTTACAACTTGACATTCACAGCAATGGAAAACATTCCAGCAAACTTCTTAGATTGTGCTAGTGAAGCAACCTTAGCGGGTGCTATCTCATCAGTGTTTGGTGCTGGTGCAACAATCGTTACTTCTTAATAGGTTTCCATTTGTTGAGTTAGAAGGGGTGGCTACGGCTACCCTTTTTTATTAATACAAAAACGCAAATCTGTTATTATAAAAATATGACAATACTAAACGAAACAAACAACGCGCAAACGTTCAGATTTATGCCACAAGGCACAAGTTTTGACGGTGCAACGGTATTGGATGAAATGAGCGGGGAGTTAACCGTGTTATCAATTTCAAATATTCAGATACCAAGCGTAAGCGGCAATTACTACTATTCATTCGATGCGGTATTCCCAACGGTTGAAAATCGCTTTTATATTGTGAAGGTTTACAACGGTACTGATTTGGTTTTTTATGACAAAGTATTTTGCACTAACCAACCGTTAACATCGTTTACAATTAACAATGGTCAATATACAGCAACAAGCACTAACAACGAATTTGTTTTCTATGAGTGATAATAATACAAATGTTCACGTATTGCAACTTTCATCTTACACTTCACCTGTAATTCAGGAAAGTAAAAAAGATGAGTGGGTTGAATACGGAGCCGAAAATAACTACTATCAGTACTTGATTGACAGGTACACAGGTAGTGCGACGAACAATGCAATTATTAATAACATTTGTCGTTTGATTTACGGGCGCGGATTGGGCGCATTAAACGCATCTAAGCACCCGAACGAATACGCGCAAATGGTAACGCTATTTCCAAAAGAGGAAGTCCGCAAAATGGTTGACGATTTGTACCTGTTAGGCGGTGCAATGATTCAGGTCATTTACAGCAAAGACCGTAAAAAAATTGTAAGCGTTTATCATTCACCTGTGCAACTTTGGAGATCTGAAAAGTGTGATGAAAACGGTGAGGTAAAAAGGTACTATTATTCAGATAATTGGAACGACACTAAAAAGTTCCCACCTAAACCAGTACCAGCGTTCGGAACATCTAGCGAAGGGCTTGAAGTTATGTTCGTGCGTAAGTACACCGTGGGTATGAAATACTATTCTTTAGTAGATTACCAAGGTGCTTTGCCTTATGCATTACTAGAAGAAGAAATCTCAGATTACCTTATTAACGAGGTTCAAAACGGATTCAGCGGTACAAAGGTTGTGAACTTCAATAACGGAATACCAAGCGAAGAACAACAGAATGTAACTAGCCGTAAGGTATTGAACAAGCTCACAGGTTCAAAAGGTCAAAAGGTTATCGTATCATTCAACCAAAATGCAGAAATGCGCACAACGGTTGACGATATTCCTTTGAATGATGCACCTAAACATTACGAGTACCTAAGCGAAGAATGCCTGCGCAAAATCATGCTTTCGCACAACGTTACTAGCCCACTTTTATTTGGGGTTGGTTCGGCAAATGGATTTGCTTCAAATGCGGACGAAATGCGTAACGCTGCAATCCTGTTTGAAAACATGGTGATTAATCCTAAGCAACAGGTTTTAATTGATGCTTACGACACAATTCTATCCTACAACGGTGTTAATTCTTTGGAGTTGTACTTCGATTCATTGAACCCGCTCGATGCTGCTGGTGATATTACAAAAGACGATTCTAATTCTAAGGTAATCGAAGCTATCAACTCGCTTTCTCCATTGGTTGCGAACAAGGTTCTCGAATCAATGACACCAAACGAAATACGCGCTTTGGTTGGTCTTGAAGCTAATAGTGGAGGTAACTCAATTGCACAACCTGTTGAGATGTCAGTTTGTTTGTCACATGAAGAAGATTTAAACGACGATGAATTCAACGGTATTTTAGAAAGTCTTGAAGGCGAAAGCATAGACGATGAGTGGGAATTGGTAGACACGCGCGAATATAAAGAGGACAATGAGCCAATTGAAGAATGGGCAAATCGTTTGATTAAACCAAAAAAGACGTTCTTAGCGAAACTTGCAGAAGTAATCAAAGCACAACCAAGCCGCGATAGTTACTTAGACAAGTCAGTTTACAAAGTGCGCTACCAATATTCGGAGCGTCATTCATCCGCAAACAGCCGTGAATTCTGCAAGCAAATGATGAGCCGCACAAACAGCGGGGTTGTTTATCGCTTAGAGGATATTGACCGTGCAAGCCGTGCAGGAGTTAATAAAGAATTAGGACACGAAAAACAGCCGTATGACTTGTTTAAATTCAAGGGCGGGGTAAACTGTTCACACTATTGGTCAGAGGCTTTGTATCGCCTTAAAAAAGACACTGAATTTAAATCTTTGAGTTCAGCCAAAGAAGTGGATTCAATTCCTGCAACTTACAGACCAAGACCAACAGGAAATGCACAAAGCAAAATTGCACCAAAAGATATGCCTTATAACGGGCATCATCCTAACTGGGTAAAGAAAAACATCGGATAAAATGGCAGAGGCACTTTTAATCAACAGAAACGACTTAGTAAAGTTCACATCCTTAAACGGGAACGTAGACACCGATAAGTTTGTGCAATATATCAAAATTGCACAGGACATACATTTGCAGAATATTATCGGAACGCGCTTACTAAACAAGATCAAAAGCGATATTGAAAACGCAACTTTAGCGGGAGACTATTTGACCTTGGTTACTGACTATATCAAACCCGTTTTGATTCATTGGGCAATGGTTGAATATTTACCTTGGGCGGCTTATACGGTGGCAAACAAAGGTGTTTACAAACACGGTGCAGAAAACAGTGAAAGCGTTGATAAAAACGAGGTTGATTTCTTGGTAGAAAAAGAACGACAAACCGCGCAAAATTACACCGAGCGTTTGAACGACTACATTTGTTACAATCAAAACTTATTCCCTGAATACAACGAAAATTCAAACGGTGACGTATCGCCAGATTCAGACAATTATTTTATCGGATGGGTGCTGTAAGACAGAATAAACCGCGCCAAAAGAACGCGGAGAAAATTAAGATTTACCTTAAAGAATTAGAAAATGTCAACAAAAAAAATAAGTGAGTTACCAGCTAAAGGCTCCACCATTGGTGCTACTGATTTGGTGGAAATATCCGAACCAGATGGACTAGGTGGTTACGTTTCAAAGCGCGTTACAGGTGCTCAGTTAGGTAGCGATACGAATATGGCCAACACCAACTTAACGCTAAGTGCAAACAGAACACACAACCTAAATAGTTACCTTTTAAAATTCGACAACGGACAATTTGAAGTGGACGGTTCAACGGGAATGAATATCGTTCCTGACGGCATCGTACCTTGTTGGCTTACAATCCAATCCACAGACACTAAGCGACCATTTTTTGTAAACTCAACAGGAGGCGCAAACGCGGGTACTTTTCAAGCTGTTGCAGCGTATGGAGTTGTGGCATCTGCAAGCGGTTCGGCTGCTGTTTATGCTTCAAACTTTGGCAGCGGTTGGGGTGTTTGGGGAGACAGCGCAAGCAATATAGGTGTATACGGTACGTCTAGCGGTGCGACGGGTGTTTGGGGAAATGGTGGTGTAGTTGCTGAAACTTACAACATCGGCTCGTCTAGAAACGCAAGCGCGGTTTTACAGGCTAACAGTACTACGCAAGGTTTTCTAAGTCCACGAATGACAACCGCACAACGCGATGCGATTGGCACGCCCGCAACAGGCTTGGAAATCTACAACACGACAACAAACCGCAAAGAGTGGTACAACGGCACGTATTGGCAGGGCGAAGCGTATAGCCTTAACGTGCAAGCAGCGCAATTTAACCCCGCTGCAAGTACTACGCGCTTTTTTGGTCATTTGGCATTGCAACCCAACAATACAGGAGCATCGCGAAAAATCTATGTAAGACGTTCGGGCGTTATCCGTATAGCTGAAATCTATTCACGTTCAACCACTGCGGGTGATGCTGATAACTGGTCGTTGTACGTGCGTTTAAATGATACAACGGACTATCTTATACAAACTGTTGGAGTATCTGCAAATGAGCGCGTTTGGACTAACTCAAATATCAACATACCTGTTGTATCAGGTGACTATGTAGAGATAAAAATGATTAACCCCGCGTGGGTTAACGCACCCGCATCGACTACCTTTGCGGGATATTTAGTAATTGAATAATAAAGAATAACATGGCAGAGAAACTAATAAATTCAGGCGATTTGATCAGAAAAAGAGCCATTAAAGGAATCAACGTAAACATTGACGGTGATATGGTTCAGATAATGTACAACGAGTGGCTAGAGATTAATGAAGAAAGGATAACGGATTCAATTCAAGTTAAATCCTATATGCGTTCATTTCAAGCACTTTCACAGTTACCACAAATCATATCGTTAATGGATATGATAAACGTAGATTTGCAACGTGACAACCCACAAGAAACAGCAACACAAACACCTGACTAATGAGCGCGAAGATTTACAAAGACGGAAATTACCTAATCGTTGATGTTGGGGTTTCAGATTTAATTGAGGTTGTAGCCTCTCAAGTGGTAGCCGTAAAAGGTGCAAATAACCGTTGGTATTTATCCGTAAATAACCGCGATATTTTGCCACAGCCACTTTTGGATTCTGAGATTCAAGATGAAAGCGGGGTTGTTTATGCAGACTTCGCAGAATGGATTCGCGATAACACGGGTTTTAGTACGGCTGCGGGAGGTAGCGCAGCGAAGGAGTTAGTAATAGTTAACAGCGTTTCGGACTTACCAAATCCCGTTAGTGGTGTCATTACGTTAGTTGACAATTACACTTACTTCATAACGAATACAATCGACTTGCTAGGTGACCGCTTGGTGTGTGGTGAAAACACAACTATTATCGGTGGTTCATCAGAGAACTGTCGTATCAAATCAACGGGTTTGACAGATCCGTTAATCACATCAGTTTATTCTTTGCCGATTCGTAACATAACAATCGAAGCACAGCACGCTTTGGATTTGGATGGAAGTAGTTCAGCAACCACAGCAATAGATTGGTTCGGTGTTAACTTCACAGATTGCGCGGTTGTTGGTACTATTGCCAATTATAACAACTTTATCATGACCGATTCCGCGTTGCTTAATTCGTCGGGATTAACTTTTGATGGAACATTTGGAACGGTTGGATTTACACAATGTTTATTTGACGGGCGCGCATCATCCACTTCAATCACAATACCAAGCACGGCAACGATAACTAGACGTTTCAGAGTTATTTACAGTTCATTCGTTTCATTGAGTGGTGAAACATCGCTTAACGTTTCAAGCAGTGCGAGCATTCCTGTTGAGGGTTACATATTAGACACTGTAAATTTTAGCGGTGGTGGTACTTATAACGCGGGGGTGCAATTCAATGATAACAAATCATTGTTTGTAAACTGTCGCGGTATCTCAAATAGTGCTGAACTTGCAAACTACTATATGCAGAATAACGCCACTTTGACCGATATTGTAACGCAAGGTGTAGCGGTTAAAATTGCGGGTACTACAACGGCTGCGAGTATTAACCAACGCTTTACACATTCAAACAATCGCGCTACCTACGTAGGTGCATTAACACGCGCTTTTAAAGTATCTGCCGTGGCATCTGTTACATCGGCAACAGCAAACAAGCAAATCGGATTTTACGTGGCTAAAAACGGTTCTGTATTGCCAGATTCAGAAATGTACGTTACTACAAACGCAAACAACCGCGCGGAATCGGTAGCGGTTCAAACTATTGTATCGTTAGCAACCAACGACTATATTGAAATCTACGTGGAAAACGACACGGATAATACAGATGTTACCGTTACTTATCTAAACACAATCATAGAATCACTTAATTAAAATCATGACACCGCAAAAAATCATTGAGTTCACAAAGAAGCACGGAGCAATAGCAGCCGTATTAGTTCTTGTATTAATTGACCGTAGCAGTTTGGAAAAACGCCTTGAAAAAGTAGAGCAACGTTTATACAATTGCTACACTCAAAAGTACGCGGTGGAAGATTTTAACAACTACACAATGCCTATACCTACGCAGATTATTGCTATCTTGCCGAAGGAAACTAAAATCTGTAAAGATGGAAAAAGGAAAAATCAGAAAATTGCTTAGAAGATTCACGGCAAAAACACCCGCAGCGAATAAGCGTAGAGGTCAGTTAATGACCGTAATTGGCACGGCTGCGAGCGCGCTACTTTTGGCGGGTGTAGTTACAGCACCTTTGGGAATTGCAACGCTTACAACAATTGCAGCTTTATCGGGAGGTGTTGCTTTGCATGACGGTGCGCAGGTAGAATCTAAAGAGCAAGACGATGAGCAAGGGCAATAATATACACGTAAT